ATATTAATTTTAAAAAGTGAAAAAATATGGCAGAATTAAGTTGTATTCCGAAGTTTGTTAAACAGGAAATAGTCAATGGATGGGTTGGCGAGGCATGGAAACTTATGTTATTGAGTAAAGACCACGTTCCTAATCCTGGAACGCAGCAATATATTTCACAAGTTTCAAATTATGAGATAACTGATGCAGCAGGTAAATATCCTCCTGGAGGTGTTTCTGTTGGAACAAAAGCGTGCTTGGCAGATGGTAACAATTATTATCTTGATATGGACGATGTGACAATAGGGCCTGGTTCATATTTAACTTTTCAATATATTGTTTTATATAAAGATACCGGTAATCCTGCAACGTCACCTATAAGAGTTCAGATAGATATGCTTACTGACCAGGTTGTAACAAATGGTACTTGTGTGATACACTGGGATATAAATGGAGTAATTTATATTCAATAAACTTACCTCGTGGCAAGCCGGCGAGGTATTAAACCTAAGAACGATGCACAGAACAGTACAAATAATTGACAATACAAAAAACAAACAGGAAATTTTACTTACTCTTGGGGAGCAAAGGTTTTTTCCTCTCCGTTGCAAACAATGAAGTATCCAAAACTTATATTCAATGATAGCAAGTCATAATACCGATTTTAGCATTGATTTTTATAATGACAAGGTTCAACAGGTAATCCCTGCTGATGATATTGCTCAACCCTTTACTTATATCCCTGTAAAGGCAAGACACATGGAGCTTATAGGAGGTAATGTAATTACTTTTGGTAATATTACAGAAGGCTATGATGTCATAAGTCCTATTATAAAAACAGAATTAACTTTTGATGATAAGTCGGATGAGAGTGGAAGTATATTAAATCTTTATATTGTTTGTTTGGAAGACCCAGAAAGTCCTCAATATTATGTTGACCCTGAAAGGTATCTTATTACAAGGAGAAGAGTTTTTGGTGTATTAGCAATTGGAATACCATCACCAATACATGTTGGAGCAGATTATTGTGTACATGTTGTAAGTGCTAAAGAAGGCATAGATAAATTTGCTAAATATACTGCAGAGGAAGGAGATAATCCCGTAACGGTAGCCGAAGGTCTTAAGGCAGCAATGGATACTGCAGGTTTTGAAGATGTTTCTCGTGTGGGAAGTTGGGTTTATATGTATGCTCGTTATAAAATTTATTCAGAAGTTCCTTATGAAGCTGGTGATATAAATACTGTTTATCGTGATTTGGGCTTTAATGTAAATGTAAATACCATTGCATATATTTCAGCACTTGGTTATTCTAATAAATATCCGCAACTAAAATTTGGCGCAACACATGGCTACGGAATAGTATATAAAGATTATGCAGGGAGACAATGTTCAGTAATGAAGTTTGATAATATTTATTTACCTTTTTATACTGAATCGGGAGGTCCTGGACTTGGAGATGTAGCATCTTTGAATTTTAAGATAATGCACACTCCGCCTGAATGGGCTGATAGTTATGAGATAGTTTATTTTGGTAATATCTCTATGAATAATTTTCTTACAATTCGGGAAAATGATATAAAGACACTTGGCAATAATCGTTTTGCAATAAACATTCAGCAGACACTTGACCAGACAAGGGCAAAAAATGGAAGGTGGCGTGTGCCTGATTGGTCGTGGCAACAGGGTGACAGATTACGTCTTATAGGATATATTAATGATGCTGGCACATTAGTAAAATATGAAACTCTTTATGATTATGAAATAGAAAGGATAGCAGATGAGAATGATGGAACACTAACAGAAGAATCATTAGAGCCGTGGTTTATATGTCAGGCAAAGATAAGACCTTATATACACCCTGGAGATACAATATTTGGTAATGATACTTCTATCGTAAATACAGAAGAAGGAGACCTTTGTGGTACTGTTGTACATACTACTTTAAATGGAACGGGAGTAAAAAGAAAAGATACTATAACACTATCAGGGACGTCAGGTAGCGCAGTCATTACATGTGGGGCATTACAAAAACCAATAGAGTTTGCAACAAGTTTATCAACAACAGCTACTAATTTTTATAATAGTAATAAAAATGATTATTTAGCCATAGGAATAGATTTAACAGCCGACGGAGAAAAAGTTATTTTTGAATCACATACAGCGGGAGTTGATTTTAAAGGAACGTCTAATATTGTTCTGGAAATATATCGTCCTAATAAAGGAATAAATGATACAGTTGCTTATGGTTGTGGAATGGTATTTGGTATTGAAACCGATGAAAATGGTCATCGCCGCCATAAAGGAGATATAGACCAACAGTTTGATGCTGCTGGACAGATTATTTCTCCGGCAATTATTTATAATACTGCAAATGACTGTTATAAATATTTAAGATTAAATTATAAATATAATTCAGAAGACATACAGCCATTTTGGGTTGAAAGTATTTGTCCCAGTGATTGGTGGTCATGGATTGTTGAAAATAGACTTACAAATAATGGTTTTCCTTTTCTTTATGATTTAAGTCTTCGTCAAACTGTATTGCCACAGAGAATAAGGCATGGAGGTTCAATAATAACAGGCACAAGGACAAATAATATTGCACGATTTACTTTTGAAGATTTTGTTGATTTACCTGAAAAATATGGAGTAATAAATGCAATGCGAGAAATAGGATATACACTTAAAATATTACAGTCATATAAAGAAACAAGTATTTATATAAACAGGATACAGACATTTAATCCTGATGGGACGGAGCAATTTACTTTAATCAGTAAATTACTTGGTACGCAACGTCCTATGGAAGCTGATTATGGACTTCAACATCCTGACGGAGTAATGGTTAATAATGATTATCTTTATTTTTGGGACAATTCACAAGTTGCCTTTATTCGTTCTGCAAGTAATGGACAACAAGTACTTGACATTAAGATGAAACGATGGTTTAAAGAACTTTCTGAATGGATAAAACATAATGGAGGGTCGTCACTTCTCGAAGTAAGGATAGGAGCAAATAATGATTATGATGAGATATGGTTAACATTTAGTATTGGAGAAGAGGTAAAAGGATTGATATTTAATGAAAGAGATGGTCGTTGGAGAAGTGAACTTGACCAACCGACGGAAGAATATATTCATCTTGGTTCATTTTTTGCTCATATTTATCATCAGAAACTTTGGTTAATAAATCCCGACGAAGGACAAGATTATCTTTGTTGGGCAGGTAAACCTACTAACGCTGAAATAAAAGTTGTATCTAATGTTAATCCGTCTCAAACAAAGATATTTAACGGAGTTTCTTATTGCTCAAATGATGAGTGGTATTGTCCTGAAAGAGGTATAAAGATACCGGATGAGGCATCGAATAATGGAATGTTAATGGAAACAAATATTACTCGTTGGAGAAGAAAAGAAGGTATTTATTATGGAGAAATATTAAAAGATATTAATACAAAAGGTAATTTTGTAAATGATATTGATAAAAAGTTAAATGGAGACAATATGCGTGGTCGTTATTGTTACGTTCTTTTAAAAAATGAAAGACATAGTAAAAAAGTAAAACTTGAGTCAATAGCAGTTTACTCAACGTTAAGTAAATTATAAACAACGATGGAGTGAAAAGGACTTATCACGGAAGTCATACAGATAGACTTCAAATAGCAGGTTCGATTCCTGCCATCGTTACGGATTTAATTTTTTGATTTTATGGGAGAAGCAGAGTTATTAAAATTGGTTGCGGGGAGTGTCTTAAATATTATTCCTTCAATATTTCAAGGAATAACGGGGCTTGGACAGATGAAAGAGGCAAGGCGTTACGAACGTCAATATCAAAGGCCGACAGCGGAAATAACACCGGCCACACGTCGCCTGGCAAATTATGCCTATGGCAGGACACTTTCTCAAGATATTCCAGGAGGAGAACTTTATCGTAATATGATAAGTGGAGCTACGGCAGCAGGTATGAGAGCTGCATCGGAGTTAGGTTCTGGAGCTGAGGCTTATGGTGCACTTGGACGATTGGTGGGTGGTGAACAAGAGGCTTATTCAAGATTAGCAGCACAAACAGCTCAACAACTTTCTCAATATGGAACTCAATATATGAATGTACTGCCAGAGCTTGCAGGCGAACAATTACGAGTTTGGAATTGGAATGAAGCTCAGCCTTATATTATGGCGGCTGAGACGGCAAGACAATTAAGAGAATCAGGATTGAGAAATGTATTTAGTGGCATGAGAGGCGTATTTGGTACTGCCGCAGAGACAGTGAATCCCGAGTTAAACTCTTCTTTATTTTGGGGAAATAATTATTCAACAGATAAAGAAGGAAATGTATCAGATAGTGATTTAAATAAAGCTATTGAAGTTATGTTGAAAGCAATTAGAGGATAGTAATGGCAACAAAAGTTATTGACCCCGCATTTCAGGCAGCACCTTATTTAGGTGATGTAGAGGCACAACGAGCGATAAGTTATGCTCAACGTCGTAATCTTATGCGTTTTAAACAAGAAGTTAATAAAGAACCACAAGAAAAAGACATTGATAGTTATATAAAAGAACTTTTAAGTAAGGTAAAAGATTTTGATGATAAGAGAGGCTTTGAAGAAATAACGAATGATTTAAAGACAGTACATGATACATATATTAAATATAGTAAACAAAGGCTTAATAAAGGACAAGAAGCTAATTTATATAAAGCAATTGAAGATTCTCTTAGTGAAATACAGCATAAAGTAAATGTAAGGAATGAGCAAAAAGTCGTATATGATTTTGTACAAAAACAAATATTAGACCCTAAGAATGAAGGATTATGGGACAAAGAGGCAACGGCTGATAATTTAACTTCGGTATTAAATTCAAACGATATACTTGACCGGTCTGATAAATTAAAAAATGTTATTGTTAAAGTTCCACAAGAAGAAGATGTTTTAAAATATGTTTCAGAACATAAAGATTTTATTCCAAAGCCAGATATTATTACAAGACCATATACCGATGCGACAGGTCAAACTATGATAAGGGAAGAACAAATTATAACTCCTAAAATTGAAAAGGAAATTATTAATTCAATGGGAACTATTTATGACTTTGCACCGCAAAAGATTAAAGATACTATAAGAACTCTTAAAGAGAAAGAGCCAAATGAAGATTTAAGATTACTTCCTGATAAAGATTATTTTGTAACAAAATGTCCATATCCGCAGATACAACAAAAGATAATTGATAGAGTTTCGGGTAGTAAGGGATTTGCAATAAATATTTGGGGTGCAAAAGGGAAAATAAGTGAAGGTAAATTTGTTGACAATCCTATTCCTTTTGGATTAAGGACATATAAAGACCGATATGAATTTGCTTCAAGTCCAAAGTTTTTAGTACCAATAGGGTTGGAAGGTTCTACATATCATATAGGGGCTGGTGACCCAGAAAAAGGAGATGATGGATGGGCAAAAGTACCTAAGACAGGCGGCTTGATTGAGGCAGAACTTAATTTTTATGACCCAGTAAGAGATGAATTTGTTTTCAGGACTACTTCGAGTGGCATGCTTCCTTTTGTGTATAATAATATGACTTATGCTATTCCTCGTAGTATAGTTGGTAAAGCAGCAGATGAATTGCCAATTATAGACAAAGACGGAAAACTTAAAAAGTTAAAAGATATATATAGTAGTACACCAGAAACTTTAAAATTGATTGGAGGAAGAGATGACAGAACAGGCAATATTCCAAAATCAAAAAGATAATACTAATATTACTTTAGAAGATAAAAACTCTAATCTTAAAAGGTTACATAATCAATTGATTATTGATAATTATGCAGTACCAGAAGATTTTGAAAATTTTAAAGATTTTTATTCTGATCGGAATAATGCAAAAAGATTACAAAGTCAATTAATACAGGATAATTACGCTATACCGAAAGACTTAGATGTTTTTATGGATTTTTATGGATTTAAAAAAAAAGAACTTACCGATTATTATGGACTTCCTTCAAAAGAAACTTTCAAAGAAGTTATTTCAAATTATGTAGAAAAAGAACAACCACCATATACAGCTCCGACAGAGGATAAAAAATTATCTGATTTCTCAAAGAATTTTCCTTTATTGGAAAAACCTAATTTAACACTTCGTAAGCCTGAATTAAAAGGTTATCCACAGACAACATTTATTCAGGCTTTATATAATAATATGGACAGAAGTATTTCTGAAGAAAAATATAAACAATATGCTCAGGAACGCATTAGTGAAATTGATAAACAATTAAAAGAACTTCCAGGTCCGACAAAGGAACAAATGATGGAGTTTGCAACGGGACAATTACCTGTGACAAGTATAAATCCTGAAAAACAAAAATTAATAAAAGAAAAAGAGATACTTCAATTTGGAATAACGCAACCTGATAAGATACAATGGTTTTTTGGCAGTGCTTATGCTCGTTCTATTTTTGGATTGGCAAATAAGGTAATAGATAAAGAACATGGTATAGCAATGCAAGAGTGGTTAGATAAGTATGACCCAAATACTCTTACTGATATAGCAGCCTCAACACTTGGATTTATGATAGACCTTCCTATTTTTAGTGGATTGGGTAGTGTAGGAGTTAAAATTGGTAAAGAAGCAGCACAGCCAATAGTTAAAAGAGTGATGAATAATGCTGTAAAGAAATGGACTGAGGCTGGCTTTGAAAAAGAAATTGCAGAAAAATTTATACAACGTGGAGCGGAACGACTTACAGATTTGATACCCAGGATAACATCTTCATCTGCCGCACTTGGAGGATATGATGCCATTAATGATATTTTAGGACAATGGGCACGTCCAAATGTTAGTTTTAAAGATATTGATTTTTCACAGTCTTTGAAAAAAGGAATGACATCTGCCACACTTGGAGGCATTGTTGGTAGTGTAGGAGCTGGGGCTTCACTTTTAGCAAATAAGGCAAGAGCTATTCCAAATGCTATTGAAAGGATAACCGCACAAGTTGGAATAGGGGCTTCAGAATTGACAGCTAATAGTGCAATATTTGCATTAGGTACTTCACTTTCCGAACATGAAAAAATAACCTTAAATGATTTTTTGACAACAGCGGGACAACTTGCTGCACTTAAAATGGCGACACCACTCACTACGGCTAAAAAAATATATAAATCTATGCGATTTGAACCAAATACAATTGGTAAAGGAATATATGAAGTTGAAATTGAGCCATGGGAGATACGTGACCTTAATGGAAAAGATTATGATTCCTTTTTGAAAGAGTTATCTACAAATGATAATAGACTTATTGAAATATTAAAAGAACCCAATACTCCTGCATTATTAAAACAGAAATTATTATGGGGGTCACGTGGGATAGGTGTTGATAATGTTAATTTTGCGGCAGATGAAATAAAATTGAATAAAAATTTCATTGAATACTATAATGATAAAGGATTATTACTTGACCGAAAGCGTTATGTTAATGAAGAAGAAGCAAAAAAAGAAATAATAAATGAAGGAATGCGTCTTGAGGATAATAAGTTTAAAAAACAAATGACAGATTTATCTGAAGAAGACAAGATAGAACTTAACAATAAATTATTAGATAAAGGTATAGATAGCCTTGTTCTTCTTCGGGCACTTGAAAAAGATGTTGTAGAAAGGACGCCGAAGGAAAATAAATTAATTGGAAATTTAAAGAAGCTTGTTTCTGAAATAAGCAAAGAATCGGAAAAGAAAATTAAGCCAGAAATTACTGAAGAAGTAAGGGCAGAAGGGGTTAAGCCCGAGATTAAACCGGAGGAAGCAGCAAAGGCAGGAGAGATTAAGGCGGAAGTTAAACCGGAAGAAGGAAAGCCAGAGGTTAAGCCTCAAGCTGAAAAAATAGTTTCAAAAGAAATTGAACCTTTAGTAGAAGAAGCAAAAAAATATAAAGATGTAAAAGAATTTATAGAATATGTTAAACCAGAAAATATAACAGATTTAAGGCCAGAAAAAATTTGGGGGAAAGCTATACCCACGACCAAAAAAGATATTAATTCGGATTCTTTTTTACCATTAAAAAATTTTTATGAAAAATATTCTGATGCTATTAAAAATACAAAGATTGCTTCTTATTTAAAAGACCTACCTAAAAAGAATACTATTACAGTTTATGCAGGAGTGCCAGAAGGAGTTAATGAAATCAGAATTGGAGACCGAATTACTTTTGACCCAGATTATGCAAAGAATTATATAAAAGAAAAAGGATGGAAGTTATTAAAAAAAGAAGTTCCGGTTGAGGATGTGATATGGAAAGGGGAAGACTGGAATGAGTTTGTTTATTCTCCAGATAAAATAAGAAATGAAGTTGGCAGTCTTGAAGATTTTTATAATCGTATGGTTAAAGGAGTTACTGAAGAAGTAAGGACAGGGGTTGTAGCAGAAAAAATATCTCCGGAAGAGATAAAGCCTGAAGAGATAAAAACAGAAGAAATAGGCGCTAAGACCAAACCAGAAATTAAACCAGAAGAGATAAAAAAGGGAGCCGAAATAAAAGTACCCGTTGAAGCACGGCGTGAAGGTGAGAGGGTACCAGAAGAGAAAAAGAAACTCACTATAACAAAAGATGAACTGGATAAAATTTCTGTTGAAGATGAGGTAGCAAAAGGAAGACGAATAAAAGAAAAATGTATAAAAGTACCAAAGGGTGGTTATATTTGATGTGAGTAAACGTTAAAATTTATATGAAAATGGATAAATATGGAATGGAATTGATATTGGATTTGCATGAATGTAATACAGATAGATTTAAAAAGAAATATCTTGACCAGTTTTTCAGTGAACTTGTAAAAATTTCAGATATGACGCCAATTGGTCGTCCTTATTATTGGAAGGCACCGAAAGGAGAACCTCATCTTGAAGGTTATTCTGGTGTACTTTTTATTATGACAAGTGAGATAATAATACATACACTTGATTTGACCGGTGATATTTATATAAACTTTTTTTCATGCAAAGATTTTGATGTGAATGAAGTTCTTCAATATATTGTAAATCATTTTGAAAGTAAATTTTATCATTATACTGTAATGTGGCGGGGGCATCATCGGTTGCCCGAAAATAGATATAAAGAAATAGAAGTGAGAATTTCCTCACCTGAAGAAATGAGATATAATACATGGGGAGATTATTATATTCAAAATGATAAATTAATTTTTCAGGTAACGAGAATGAAAAATAAGTTTTATACAGCACTTACTCTTTTGCATGAGATGATAGAATGTTTTCTTATTGTAATGAAGGGAAAATTGAATATTTCAGATGTTGATAATTTTGATTTTGAGTTTGAGCGTGATGTGAAAAGAAATGAAAAATATTCTGAACCTGGAGAAGACCCAAAATGTCCATATAGAAAAGAACATAAGTTGGCAGATAGAATAACTAAGATAATATGTAAGAACGTCGGAATAAAATTTAAAAACTATTTAGAAAGTGAATAATGATTTAAAAACAAAGAGTTGTCTCGTTTATGATTATGGAACATTTGTTTCAGTAGCGGAGAGACTTGCAAAAGATTTTGGTAAGGTTTATTATTATTCGCCGTGGGAATCGAGTTTCCCACAAATGGAGTATATAAAGATAGGAGAAGGGCTTGAAGGCGTTGAGAGAATAGATTATTTCTGGGATTATATTGATGATGCCGATTGTATAGTTTTTACAGATGTTATAGGAGCCGACCGGCAGGTTTTACTTGACTTACTTAATAAAAATGTATGGGGAAGCAGACGTGGCGAAAAACTTGAACTCAATCGGCAGGAAATGAAAGAATTACTTAAAGACTTAAATCTTCCGGTTAATAAATATGATGTTATAAAAGGCATAACAGCACTTCGTGAATATCTTAAAAAGAATAAAGAGATATGGGTAAAGATAGATTGTTTTCGTGGTGATTTTGAAAGTTTTTTTTCATATAATTATGATTATATTGAAACAAGGATTGATGAAATAGAAAAACAATCGGGGATATTAAAAGATTTAATTGAGTTTATTTGTGAAGAGAATTTACCGGACAGAGTAGAATTAGCGTATGATGGTCATTCGATAGATGGTCAGTTTCCTGAAAAGGGAATGATAGGTATAGAGATAAAAGATGAAGCATATATAAGTGTTTTTACAGATTATAATAAGTTTCCACAGCCTGTTATTGAATTTAATGAAAAGATGTCTCCTATACTTAGAAATTACAAATACAGGAATTTTTTTAGTCCTGAGATAAGAATAGGTAAGGATAAAAAAGGATATATGATAGATTGTTGTGCTCGTTTTGGTTCACCTTGTAGTGAAGTTTATCAGTTATTATTTGATAATTTTTCAGATATAATATGGAATGGTTCACGTGGAATTTGTATTGACCCTGTATCAAAATATAAATATGCAGCAGAGGTAATTATTCATTGTAATTGGGCTGAACGAAATTGGTTGCCGATATTAAGACCTGAAAAATATAAGGATAATATTAAATTCCGTAATGTAACTGTACAGAATGGAGTACATTATATTGTACCACAATATGTAAGTTGTCCTGAGGTTGGGTCAGTAGTTGCAGTAGGAAATAGTATTGATGAATGTATCGAACAGATAGAAGAGATAACTCAACAGATAAAAGGATTCTATATTGAATTTCCTATTAAAACATTTGATGAAGCAAAAGAGCAAATTGCAAAATTGAAAGAATTTGATTTTAATTGTTTTGATTGAAAAAGAAAAAAATGGCCATATTTTGTCCAAATAAAAAAGACAAGGATTTTCAAAAAATGGTAGATATTTTTGGAGAAGACCTTGCATATTATCTATGGAATAAGAATAAAGGTAATCCTATTCATTTGACACCCAGTGGTGAGAAAAGTACTCTTTATCAGTCTTTACTTGATAAGTTAGGAGATGAACGAATTGCCGCACAGATGAAAAGCAAAATATTTACTCGTGCTTTTAAAGAGAAATACGGTGATTGGGAAAAGAGTGGGATAGAACCTGATTTTGATTTATTATTGGAGGCACCAAAAGAAAAAACTACCGAAGCAGGAGAAGGTGTTGAACTGGGAAAAATTACAGAGCCAGAGAAAATTAAAGAAATAACACCAAAAGGATTTCGTCAAAGTGAAAGGGCAAAAATAAATAAAAAGTTAAAAATCGAACCACGTGCAATAGAAAAAAAAGATATTGCATGGGATGAAGAGTTGCCTCTTTCTGAAAAAGAAGACCCTAATTATAAAGCAAGTGACTTGAATAATGCTTTGTCACTTAGAAATATTGGACGACAGTTTGTTCAGGATATGGGAAAGACTGTTGGAGAACAAGTAAGACCTTGGCTTGTCAGTAGGTTCAGCCGTAAGGCTCGGGCTATATTTAATCCTCAAAGTGGTATAATAAGAGTAAGAAATATAAGCGACGTGGATGATTTGGCGCATGAAATGGGTCACTGGATTGATGCAAAAGTATTTAATATTAGAGGTATATTAGGAGATAAAGCGAAAATTATGGAAGATAGTTATGCAGACGTTGTTGAACTATCTAAGATAAAAGGAGTAAAATATAAGAATAAGACTTACCGGAGTAAGGAGAAGATTCTTCAGGATAAGGAGCGAGGTATTATATCTGAAGATAAAAGTAATGATTTAATTAAAGAACTTTTTATACAACTGGATGCAAGAGACAAGAGACTTATACAGGCAAGAGAAAAATATGGTAATGATATTGTTGATGGAATAATACAACGAGATATATTAAAGAAAGAAATTAAAGAATATCTTAAAAATACTGGTTATCCATCAAAAGAAATAACAGAGGGTATAGCAGAATTTATAAAAGATTACTGTTTGAGACCTGAAGTAGCATTAGAGAATATGCCTGCATTTCATGCGTGGTTTGAGAAATTATTAGATAATGCTCCATCTATAAAAGAAGGATTGCTTAATCTAAGAAAGAATTTTGAATTATATGATAAACTTGACCCACGATACAAAACACTACTTCTTTTTGCAGAAAAAGAAAAAAAACCTTCCTTCCTTGAAGGACTTGTAAAGCTTGACGAACATGAGTTTACTTATTCTTTTGTGAATCATTTGCAATATCATCGAGATTTAAGTAAAATGTGGAAAGCAGCAGTGGGTTCTGATTATGAATCATATAGAGACCCCTATCTGGCTGCAAAGTCATATTTAGGTATTGATGGCAGAGCAAAACAATGTTTATTATATCATCCTTACGGAAGGAAAGGGAATGATATTATAATTAAAAAAGATGTAGAGGGATTAATTCCTATTTTGTCAGAGATTACCGGAACTGAAAAATATGAAGATTATCAGGGATATATGCTTGCAAAGGATAGTATTGAATCTTATAAAAATAATAAGCCAGAACAAGCTGCAATGTCACTTGAGCAGGCTAAAGAAAGCGTAGAATTATGGGGAAAAAAGTATGGTAAAGAGCAGCTTGAGGATTTTCAAAAAAGGGTACAGAAATATAATGAAGCATTAGTTGATTTTGCTGTTGAATGTAATAAAATATCAAAAGAAGTTAGTGAAAAGATAAAAGAACTTCATCATTATTATTGTCCGCTAAGCAGAGTGCTCGATGAGTATGAATTAGTAAAAGGGAACAGTAAATATACAGATAGAGTACTTGCTATGTCAGGAAAGTCAATGTGGTCGAGAAAAGGGTCAAAAGCTCCCATACAGGATATTTTTGAGAGTATGATAGAAAACACTTATAGGATATATGCAACGGGGGAAAGAAATATTTTGTTACGTAATATAAGAGATTCTTTATTTGATATTCAAAAATATAATCAATCGAAAGGGATAGACCAGACTATAATAGAGGAGATACCTTCGAAAGTTATTATACCGTATTATGATATAACTACTGGTAAGAAAAGATATTCTATACAGACAAAAAGACCTTTAAGTGGTAGGATATTGGACGTATGGGAAGATGGGAAAGTAAAGTATTATGATGTTTCAAAGGAATTTTATGACCCACTTTTTCAACAGGAAGCAAGGGTGACTGAGTTAATAAGAGTTCTTAGTATTCCTTCACGATGGTTACAGGCAGGAGCCGTTGTATATGACCCAACTTTTCCTGTTAGAAATATTGTAAGAGACCAGATTTCTGCACTTTTTTATTCAAAATATAATTATTTACCGACAGATTTTGTTAAGGGATTATGTTCAGCTATCAAAAGAGATGATTATTATCAGAAGTGGCTTGCCAGCGGTGGAGACCAGAGCTTTCTCGTGGCAGCAGATGAGATGCTTGCAAAAAAATATACAGAACAAAAAGTTGGACGGTTACTTGATAATAGATTTAAGACTTATAAACGTAATCCTCTTATAGCATTACAGGATTTTTCTCGTGCATCGGAGATAGGGACAAGGGTAGGTGCGTTTCGCAATGCTTTAAAAAAGACTGATGATGTATGGAAAGCTGCTGAAGAATCACGAGATATATCCGCTGATTATGGTATTCATGGAGCCGCAGTAAGACAATATTTACCAATGTTTCCATTTCTTAATGCACGTGTTCAACATGCAAGAAGTATTGTTGAAGCAACGCATCGGCCTGCCAACTTTTTTATAAAAGGAATGGCTATAACAGCTCCAGCAGTTATGAACTGGTTAATAAATAATAAAGATAAAGAATCACAAGATTTATATCAATCACTTCCTACATGGAGAAGACTTGGACTGTTTAATATAAGGATTCCTGGTACCGAACATTTTTTTCCACTTCCAAAAGGATTTTTTGGAGTGTTATTTGGTACATCAACAGAAGCATTACTCGATTATACATTAACTCATGATGATAGAGTTGCAGATAATCTGTTAAAACAATTATTTAGTGAATTTTCTCCAATAGGTAATGTTACGGAAATAGTCCCACATTTTGCTCGACCACAGATTGAAGTATGGGCAAATAAAAAGTCATACACAGGTAAACCTATTGTAACTGAAAGTTTAAAATATGTAGAGCCGGCCGAACAATATTATTCTACGACACCTGAGATTTATAAGAAGATTGGACAGGCACTTAATTGGTCGCCTGTGAAGATTGACCATTATGTAAGAAGTTATACAGGTGGTGCAGGTATGGGAGCTGTTAATATCTTAGATGAGACTTTACAGCTCATAGGAGTTGTAGAAAAAAAGCCTGAAGATACGTTTACAGCACTTAGTAAATTACCTTTATTTAAAGCCTTTTTGACGGAAAAACCGATTGGAATGAGAAGTAGTTATGTAGAAGATTTCTATAAAAAACTTGATGATATTGAAAAAATAAATCATACAATTAATGTATGTATAGCAGATAATAATTATAAAAAAATTGATAAGATACTTGCTGACCCTGAAAATAGGAAGATGTATTCTTTTTATGAAGCAAATTCGACAGCGATAAATGAGTTTCGCAAGGCTCTTTATTTTTTAAGAGACGGAGCAAACATTGTAAAACTTGATAATATACTAACTGAAAAAGAAAGACAGAAAGAGATAGATAAGATAAATAATATTATTCAAGGCACCTCATTAAGATTTAAACAAGCATGGGATAATATGGAAAATGGTAAAGAAGAAAATGCTATATTTGACCTTGGTAAGGAAATGGATGAACTTATTAAAAAAATGAAATTAGAAAATAAAGATTACGAAAAAGAGTTACTTATTCAAAAAAGTAATTATAATCCTTATTGGATACAAGTGAAGAAGAGCGATAGTAAAATTTATGATTTATTAAAACAATATGGAGGTTTAAGAGAAATTCCTCAAAAAAGGTCAATAACTATTGGATTGGAAAAAAAGGAGCTTGAGTGGGAAGATGTAAGAGTGTATAATGAGAAAGTTGTAAAAGAATATGTTAATAATGTAAAGAGTTTTATAGGGAATAATGAAAATATGTTTGAATCAAAAAAGAAGATGTTACATCCTGAAGCTGGGAAGCCTGAACAGACAGAACTTGAATATTTATTTGACTTTGCATGGAAACAGGCTGGTAATAAAGTAAAAGCTGAATTTTTGGTAAAATGATTGAAAAAGAAAAAGTGAAAGAGATGCTTATTAAGCATGAGGGAATACGATTTAAGCCTTATAAAGATTCTGTTGGCAAGTTAACAATAGGTGTTGGACGGAATCTTGACGATGTAGGTATTCGACCTGATGAGGCTGAGTATTTATTAAAAAATGATATTGATGAATGTGTGAAACAACTCAGTCAGAAATTATCATGGTTTGAAACTGCGCCTGATAATATTCAACTTGTACTTATTGATATGTGTTTCAATCTTGGTATAGGGGGGCTTTTAAGTTTTAAAAATACTCTGGAGTTAATAAGAACGGGGCAATATAAAGAGGCGTCTCAATCAATGCTTAAAAGTTTATGGGCAAAACAAGTAGGTAAGCGGGCTATTGAACTCAGCGATATTGTAAAATCTTGTGAGAATGGAAAAAATATTTCCATACAAGGAATGTGAAAATTGTGAGTTCATCGAAGATTGTCCTCATCCCACAGTTGATGATGAGGGACATCCCGTGCCACCGGAGGAATGTTTAAGGAAAAATAGTATTAACTTAAAAAAACGAAAAAATGAAAACAGAAAAAGCTCTTAAATGGTTATTCAAAGGTGTTAAGGCCTTAGCACTTATGGCATTTTTTATTATTGCAGCAAGTAATAGTTGTCTGTTAAACCAATGGATAGCATTAATAATAGTTTTGTTACTTTTATTCGTATATACATTACAACTTTCTAAAACATTAAACAAATGATACAATATTATGTCGCAGTATTGCTTGGTGGATTGATTTATCTGCTATTTCAATTAAATTCAGCCTTTGCGAAGAATGGATTTCGATGGAAGATTTTCATCAAAAAGAATATCATTCCGTTCATCTTGAATTTGACGATAGGATTCACACTTGTCTATATACGTGAAGACCTTATTAATATTTATCCTATTACTATGCTTTCGGCATTACTGTTGGGCGTTAGCGGACAGGTCATACTTCAAAAGATACAGGAAATATTTGATCCTGAAAAGAGGACTTTTATTGGAAATAAATAATTTTTTTCATGAAAGATTTGTTAAAAAATGGTGTTCTTTTTTTGCTTGCAATATTAATTCTGTATGTAATTTTCTTACGTGAGTGTAAGCAGTCGGTTTGTCCTCCGAAAGGTCAGGTACTTGTTTCACAGGCTGTCTGGGATTCTATTATGAATCTGGCCGGTAAAAAGCCAATTGTCCGAATTGATACTGTCTGGTTAAAGCCGGATACAGTAATTATTGAGAAACCTACTCTGCCAACACCTAAACCGGTCGGAGATAGTCTGAATTTTTACTCCGATACGCTTCAGAGAAAAGATATTTATGTATCATATAATTTTACCGTGAAAGGAACACTTGAGGATAGATTTTGGGCTTATAGGCCTGTCATAATGACTGTAAGGCGAGATAGTATTATTTTTGTACCTTCTATTATCGAAGGACAGACATTGCCTGTAAGAGCTAAAAACAGGCTTTTTGGCGAAATAAATTTTGGAGGTAATAAAAACAGTTTTATTTGTGGAGGCGGAATTACATTATTAACAAAGAAAAATACGGAGATAGGATATTTTTATCAGAAATATGATAATGAAGGATTTCACAATATAAAACTTGGAATTTGCATTTTTGGAAAATGATTAGTATATTTGTCGTGTTTCCATAGCTTTTTTCATAGCTTTAGTTTAAGGTTTTCCGGCAGGTTTGAGAAATCAGGCTTGCCGGTTTTCGTTGTAGGCATAGTTCACATATCCATAATATGGGCACTTCATTTAATTAAAAAATATTTTTTAAAAATATTGTAAAAAAATTTTGTATATTTAAAAATAGTTTTTACATTTGGCAAAACAATTCTCATGGAAAACATCAAATGCAATTTGAAAAAAACCAATAAAGAATTAATAATTAAAATCGCTAAAAAACGTAATATGTCGTTTGAGAAAGTAAAAGAAATAATGACATATAATATGTTTACTATACAACAATTTTCTGATATAACAGGTCGTTCAGTTTACGTAATTCATTCTCTCTTGCGGCCATCCATCATTAATGGACAAGTTGTAGAACCACGTCTCACTTGTTGTTATCCTTTTACAGATAAAAAAGGTAAGGGACCAAAATTCATTGTGAGAGACGAGAAAGCGGAAAATTACATTATTGAAAATTTAACAAAATAATAAAACATTGATAACATCTTTTGAAGAATTAGGCATTCAGACAAAGCCAGGGAAAGTAAGATATAGCACTATTTGTCCTAAGTGTAATGACTTACGGTCGCATCATAAAAATCAGTCATGTCTTACTGTAAATGACGAACCAGGAAATCGCTGGTGGCATTGTAATCATCCTCATTGTGGTTGGAGTGGTAATTTAGATGTATATGATAAATATGTCAAAGTGCTTGAAAAATCAAATATGCCTTCTCAAATTCCAAATGTTTATTCCAGAGAAGTAATGGATTATTGGAAGGTTAGAGGGATTGATTATAGAATTGCACTTAAGGAAAGAATATTTGAATTTAATCTTAATGGAAAGACAATAATAGGATTTCCTTTTTATATGAACAATACACTTGTAAATGTAAAATATCTTAATTTTAAATGGAAAAAAGGAGATAAAGAACCGAAGTGGTGGCAATTAAATAAAGAATATGGAACAAAAATAATTCCATGGGGGATGCAATCTTTACAGTTTGCGCCTGAAGAGCAAAAAGTAATAATATGGACAGAGGGTGAGTTAGACCGGCTTACGTGGATGACGGCAGGATATAGAAATGTACTTTCCGAACCACAAGGAGCGCCCAATGTAAATTCAAATGATTTTAAAGAAAAGTTTGCTTATGTAAATGATGTTTATTTTAAAAGTGTAATAAAGGATATTGATTTAATAATCTTCAGTACAGATGGTGATGAACCTGGAATAAAATTAAGAGAACATCTTTCACTTTATTTTGGTAAAGACCGTTGTAAGTATATAAATTATCCCGTAGGATATAAAGATATAAATGAAGTTTATGCCGGTTGTTCAGAAAAAAACCTTGCGCCGCTTGGTAAAGAAGGCATTGATGAATGTTATAGAGGTAAAGTATCTTTTCCAGTAAAAGGAATTATAACGCCTTCGCAAATAAAAAGTGAACTTGAAACTTATGTTAAAAGTGGATTTACGCCAGGCCTTGGAATAGGGATAAGTGAGATTGATAATCTTTTTACATTAAAGCCAAAACATTTAACAGGGATAACCGGACTTCCTTCGTCAGGTAAGAGTTCTTTTATCAGATGGTATCTTTGTGAGTTTATAAAACATAATCAGGATAAGAATATTAAATGGGCAATGTTTACACCTGAAAACAGACCTGTGTCAAGAGAGATTGCAAAGATTGCAGAAGTATTTACAGGTAAAAGTATAAAAGAAAATTCTTATGATAGCATGGATTTGTTTAAAAGGGAAAAAGTGTTTAAGTTTATTGAACAACATTTTTTTATTATTTCTCCTGATAGAATGAATTTTGAAACATGGAATAATAAAATTGATGCCAATAGAATAAACTCGATGGAATCACTTCTTCAATATTTGATTTATCTTAAAAAGACCGAAAATATTTTTGGATATGTAATTGATGCTTGGAATAAAATAGAGAACGAACAACCAAAATATATTAGTGAGACACAATATATAAGTAAACAACTTGATTATCTTTTGGATTTTGGAACAGTATATGATGTTCATGGAATAATAATAGCGCATACAACTAAGATAGAACATAAAGGAGCAAATTATAGAATACCTTGTCTTTTTGATATTAAGGGTTCTTCAGCATGGAAGGAAAAAATTGATATTGGAATAATACTTCATCGTTATTTTAATAAATTAAAAGATAAATCTAATCTTTCTGAAGAAGATGATGAAGATGATATGTATTATATTGATGATAAAGCTCCTACCATTTTAAAAGTTGAGAAAATAAGATTTGAAGAAACAGGTAAAATGGGAAAGACAAAATTGTCAATGGATTCAAAAGGCAGGTTTAGTATTTTTGATGAAAAGAAATCAAAAGAATCGGTAAAAATTCCCAAATTAAATCCAAAAATTGTATTGGAAGATGATAAAGATGATGAAGATGATATTTTTTCAAATAAATCAGAAAAATTACCATTTTGAAATTATGTAACATTATGCAACTACTTGGTAAAGCAATACTGATTAAGCCGGATAAACCACCAAAAAGAACATTAAAGGGTATATATGTTCCGGCTACGATTAAGGATAAGCCAGAAAAAGGAACAATAATTTCCTGTGGCAATACTTGTGAAATGACTAAAAAAGGAGATAGAGTAATTTTCCCATTAAGAAATGCAAGTATCATTGTTATTGATAATAATGAATATTATTTCTGTAAAGAAGATGATTTAATTTATATAGCAGGCGATGATGAGCGTATTTAATAATTATCGGTTTTCACGATTACTTGATGAGTTTAACAAAAAAGTAATTCTACAACACGAGAAGTTAGTAGAGAAGGCTGAAAAGATAATGGCTGATGAGAATTACAAATGGGACAGTCTTCAACAAAAAGAAAGAGCAAGTGCAAGACTTAAAGATTTGCAGGAATTAAAAGAATTTTATCGAAATTTTTACGACGAAGGATTAAAACTTTGTGTTCAACATGAAAACCTTACAAATCTTGTTGTGAAATGGTATAGCAAATGGAGAGAGGATATATCATATAATGGTATGCAGGAAAAAGAAATGATGACATTACAGGCAGATATGTTACATGATATTTTTTCAGAAATGTACAAAGAAATTAAAGTATTAAATGTTGATGTAAAAGAACCGAAAGCATTAAATTTGAAGTAACATGAAAAATTCATTAAAGATATATAATATACCTTATGGTACTGATGAGTGGTATCATTTTAGAAAAAATGGAATAGGTGGTTCTGAGATAGGGACTGTACTTGGCCTTAATAAATATGAAACTATTGCACGACTTTTTCACGAAAAAGTAGGGACTGTTGAAATGCGAAAGGAAGAAAATGAAAAAATGTTATGGGGACAAGTCCTTGAAGAAACAGTAGCAAAAATGTGGAGTTATTATGATGGTACAAAAGACGGATATATTAAGAATTTTAAAGATGATAAGATAATTCGTAAGTGTAGAAAGTTAAACGGATATGTAGTAAATCCCGATTATCCCTGGTTATTTGGTTCTCCAGACCGTCTTATAAATATTGAAGGGGGAATTAATTTGATAACAGGCGAGTCTCTCAAGACGGAAGCTGTACTTGAATGTAAAAATCTTGGTTATTGGATGACAAAAATTTGGGCTGATGGACTTCCTATATATTTCCTTGCACAAGTTCATATTTATATGATAATACTTGATACAGATTATGCAGAGATAGCTATATTGCGAGATGGTAATGATTTTGAGGTTGAAAAGATAATACGTGATGATAATTTATGTGATAAGATTATTGAAGTAAGTAAATCTTTTTGGTATAATAGAATTGTTCCTGCGAAGAAGGCGTATGAGAATTTAAAGGTTGCAGAGAGTAATAGGAATTTTACGGAGATGGAGAAGTGGGAGGCAGAGATACAGAAATATGAACCCGAACCAGATACATCAGAAGCCTATGAACAATTTATGAATGAGAGATTTTTAAAAACACGAGAATCAGTTAAGGGAACAATGGATATTTATAATCTTGCGAAAAAAGATAAAGTTTTGTTGGGATTAAATAATTTAATTGACAAGGAAAGAACGAATATAAAAAATATAATATTAAAACAGTTGTATGAAAAAGGCTCCGATATGATTGATTTTGATAATCTGGGTTATATATTATGGGATGAGAGAAAGGGTTCAAAAAACAGGACGTTTGTTAATCGTATAAAAGAAAAACCCACAGAAGAACAATTGTTGAAAGAATTTATAAAAATTAATTTTGATTGCTATTGAAACTTTAGCCGGACATGAGTAATATTCGTTTATTAGTTGAGGCAAGTTGGATTAAAGAAGGTACAGAAATGGAAGGAGAGCCTTTATATGAAAGAAATTTTTATTATTTACTTCATTGGGGGTTGGATTATCAAATAATAGAAACAGATGAAGCAAAAATGCCAGTAAATTTTACAGTTGCGATATGTCAAAATAAAAAAACAGGACAGATAGAATGTTTCAGACCATATCAATTAAGAGTAATTGGAAGAGAGATTAAAGATGGATAAAAATGATGAAATAGTATTTACTGTGTTTGGTCAGCCTTCTTCTCAGGCGAGAGCAAGATATTTCAGAAGAGGAAATTTTTCAGGTATGTATGACCCCTCTAAAAAAGATAAGAATACTTTTGCAATTATTGTACAGAAATATGCGCCCAAACAGCCGATTACAGAAGCCATTTCACTTGAAGTAATATTTTATATGTTAAGGCCAAAAAGTCATTATGGAACAGGGAAAAATAGTTCTCAGTTAAAAAAAACAGCGCCACAAAATCATTCATCTAAGCCCGATATTGATAATTTAACAAAGTTTGTAATTGATGCAATGAATACGATTTTTTTTAAGGATGATAGTTTAATTTCTCAGTTAAATGTAAAAAAGATTTATTCGGACATTCCACGCACAGAAGTTAAAATTAAAAAATTGTAATTATTATGGAAGGAAGAGCAACGCAAAAAAATGAGTTTGAAATTTGTGGTAGGATATTAGATTTAATACCGCCACAATATATTAATGAAACATTATCTAAGGCAACTCTTATCATGCAAGTATGGGCTGGCAGACGAGAGAATCAGGTGTCTTTCGATTTTTTTAATGACCGTATGAAGATACTTGATGGCTTTAAAAAAGATGATTGGGTGATATTATCTTTTCAGTTAAAAGGCAAACGTGTACAAACCAAAGATGGGAAGATAATGTATTTTAATAGTCTTGAAGGATTGAATTGTATCAAAGGCTAAAGAGATGAGTTCATTTGAAAAAATTCCAATTGAGACAGCAGAAAAAATTGCACAAAGGTTTATGAAATATATTGAGCCTTATGTAATTAAAATGTCAGTTGCGGGTTCAATAAGAAGACGATGCTGGGAAGTAGGTGATATTGAAATAGTATGTGTTCCAAAGGATGAATTTTCTATGGGGAAAGCCTTTCCAGAAGGTTATCCTGGACTTAAAGTGAATGGTAGTAAACTTAAAAGATTTATTTATCCTGACAAAAAATTACAGATTGAACTTTATATTACCAAATTAGAAGATTATGGTCGCATACTTGCAATAAGGACAGGCTCAAGTGCATATAGTCATATTGAGCTTGCGTTAAGATGGAATAGAATGGGATGGTGTGGTACAGAAGATGGTTTGAGACGCAAGTCAGAATGTATTCATAAAGGTAATATATGGAAGATAAAACCTGAATATAAAAATTGTCCAACATTACCACCCATATTTGATACAGAAGAAAAGTTTTTTGATTTTCTCGCAATTAAATGGATTGAACCGGCAAAACGTTCATGGGTGAGTAAACATGCAGAAATGAATTATTCGGTGTAAAATATTATTACCATGAGAAAAATAGATTTTGGATTCAAAAATGAAAGAGAATTATTTTTGTTTCTCTGGGAAGATGCAAAAGATATTGATGAAAGAGTTTATTGTCCTTATACTGGTCAGGATATAACAAATTATTTTAATACACCATTATTTTATCAATGTTTTGCGCACGTACTTCCTAAAGGCAAATATCCTTATTTTAAACTTAATCCCAAAAATGTGAAAGTAGTACATCCTGAATTTCATAGAATTGTTGACAGAGGAACAAGCTTGGATAGAGTAAATCATTCTAATTGGAAATTTAACTTGTGGGATAATGAAGTTGATAAAATGAAAGTATTTTACCAATTATTTCAAAAACAAAATTTGTTGCCATAAAACATGACAAATATCATTGTTTTTAGTGAAAATTAATTGTAAAATTTGAATCATATAATATTGTTAAATTTTAAAATCATAAGATAATGGAAACAGCAGTTGTAAAATCAGAGATTCGTCTTCCAAAGTTTGTTGAAGAAGCATATAGTACGATGGAAGGAATGAAAGCATTTGCAAATATGCTTTTAGAAAGCAGAATTGTACCAGACCACTTTTACGAAAAATCGCCTACCGGAGGTGTTGATTATACTAAAGGCAAGGTTTCATCTATAATTGTTGTACTTCTTCAGGCACAACAATTAAATGTGCCACCAATGACGGCATTACAGAATATAGTACCTATAAATGGATTGCTTTCAATAAAAGGCGACCTTGCTAAAACTATGATATTTGCATCAGGCAAACTGAAAGAAAATTCATGGCAAGAATCAGTTGAGGGTACTATTGAAAATGAAAATATGGTTGTTTCAATAACTGCAACACGTAAAGATAATGGACTTACCCTTACGAGAAATTTTTCGGTAGAGAAAGCTAAAAGAATGGGGTTGTGGGTTACTCAACAAATGGTAAATGGTGCAGATGGTTATAAATATAAAAAATCTGCATGGTATAAAACACCCGACCGTATGATTTATTATAGAGCATTAGGATTTATAGCACGTGACCTTTTCCCTGATGTAATAATCAATATGTACACTACTGAAGAAGTTATGGACATACAAAATGATTCATCGCAGATAATTGAAACACCGACAGGAAGTAAAGTAATTATACCAGATGGACAATTTTTACAGGGAAGAAGTGAAAAACTTACAGGTGTTGTAATAGATAAGATAGGATCTGAAAAATTTACTCCAATAAAAGAAGAAGAAAAATCAGAAGAATCAAAAGAAAAAGTTGAATATACAGAACAGATGTTATCTGAGATGTCAACAAGTAAACTCTTAAAAATAGTTAGAGAGGATTCACTTATGTATGAAGCATTGAAATTATATCCTGGTAAAAATACAAGTAATAAATTAAAGAGAATTATTTTGGAAAATCAAGCAGGAATACTTGTAGAGGCATTAAGTAAAATTAAAAATGAGACATCGTCAACAAATACAGAACAAGATTTAGAACAAAAAGATGAACAAATTCCAATTGAATCTGAAGAACTTCCTAAAGGAGAGGTTAATAATTTAAAAACTCCTTTATACGACCCAACTTTTACTGTTAAAAATATTGAAAGAGACCAAATTAAAGAAAATAAAAGTTTTTCAGATAATCCTAAAACTCTGGCATTGGATTATCCTGAAATTCCGGCATGGGATAAAGGAAATGAAAGAGAATTTGGAACAATGAAAAATCTTTTTAATATGCTTGCAAATTTGAATCCGCCTATTGATAATAAACGATGGATAGAACTTGCAGAAAAAACTGGCTTATATCCGGATAAATATAAAGACAAAGAAGATTTTTGTCGGTTTGCATCAGTAGAAGAAATACAAAAAATAATTAATATAAATGAGAAGAATATCTAAAGACCCGACAAAACAACCACTTCCTATTTTTACGAATTGTGAATGTGAAGATGGCAAAACTTGCAAAACACTTGCAGAGCGGGAATGTTGGTGTCAAAAAATTGACATGAAAGATTGCGAAGATTATGAAGAAATAATTTGTCCTGAATGTGGTGGTACAGGCCGGCGTGAGATGACAGAAGAAGAACTTGACGAATGGCAAGAAAAATTATGGGATGGTTTATATTAATTATTAAAAAATTAAAATTATGGAAACAAAATTATTTTACAATGAAGAATCTATATCAACAGTGTTTGATGTAGATGAAACAAATCGCTGGAAAGAGTTGGTGGAATCATTATCACTAACCGGACAAAAAGAATTGTTAGTTAATGATAAGTTAGTTATGCCTTTTCCTTTAATAACAGAGGCAGAAGGTTTTATTATGAAAGACATTTTTAACGAAAAAGTAAATTATAAAGAATATTCAGTAGAAGTAATTCCTTTAAAGATACTTGAAACTATTGTACTTGCAGAAAAGGAAAAATATTTTGATGAAATAGAGATATGGTATTCAAAATATTATCCTGATCTCTATGTAATAGGGAGAAGATATGTAGATGCAAATGCAAGAAAAAATAAATATCATTGGAGTATGCTATGTTATAAAATAGCTGCATGGGGAACAAAAGTAAAATCGGTGTCGGAATTGTTTCCTCTATGGATAAAGAAAAGAAGAGAAGATATTGAAAATGAGTATAAAAATAACTTATCTGAGTTAGATAGCAAGATAAGTAAATTTGAATTTCAAATAAATTCAATGAAATGAAAATAAAGGAACTCGATTGAAATACGGTACTCGATAATTTAAAAGTTAAAGTACCGGAAGAGGTGCGTAAAAATCAAATAGGCTCAACCTCAGAAATTACTGAAGGATATATTATATCGTGCTGGAAAAAAGGTGTATGGCTGAAAAAGAATATTGAAGATAGTAGAGTATATCCTGTTTTTATTAATGATTCGAGAGAATTGTTGGAATGGGAATTAGCTGAGTGAATTATGAATAAAAATAAGTATAGATATTATTGTCGGCATTGTGGTAAGATGTATTTAACGCAGTGGCAGGCGGACTTATGTTTTGAGCTTGACATGGAAGAATTATATCGAGATAAAAACAGAGAAGAAAAAACAAAAAAAACAAAATGAGTAAACTACGTTCGCCAATTATTTATTTTGGGGGCAAGGGAGTTATGACAGCAAAACTTTTGAAATTAATACCAGAGCATAATATTTATGTTGAACCTTTCGGTGGTGGGGCTTCACTATTATTTGCAAAGCTTCCTTCAAAAGTAGAGGTATATAATGATATTGACAGTGATGTGGTAAATTTCTTTCGTGTCTTACGAGATGAAAAGAAATTTGAAAAATTTTATAAACTTGTTCAACTTACTCCCTATTCTCGTGAAGAATTTAACTATTGTCGAAGAACATGGGAAGAGTGTACTGATGAAATTGAAAGAGCTTATCGGTGGTTTATAGTAGCACGAATGAGGTTTAGTGGTTCGTTTGAAGGTGATTGGAGTTTTACTTTAAAATTGTCACGTAGAAATATGGCTCAATCTGTATCAAGATGGTTAAGTATAATAGAAATGTTATCTGAAATTCATTTTCGCATTATGAGAGTACAAATTGAAAATAGTGACTTTAGGAAAATATTTGAAACCTATGATACAAAAGATACATTTTTTTACTGCGACCCTCCTTACATAATAGAGACACGTAAGTCAGGTGGCTACAAATTTGAAATGACTGTTGACGATTATAAAAATTTAATTAATATATTATTAAAATTAAAAGGAAAAGTCATGCTTTCAGGTTACAAACATGAAATATATCAACCTTTGGAAGATGCAGGATGGAAAAGAATAGATTATAAAACAGCTTGTCATGCGGCAGGAAGAACTCGGGG